GGTCGAAACTTTCAATCATGCCTACAAGCTGAATTTTTGCCTGTTTTAAGCCAAATCGCTCATGCTCGACTGTGACAAAATCTCCCACAAAATAGTCTTTATTGTACTGATATTGCTTGCTGTCAACGGCTATGGTGGACGCGCTTGTTTCCGTCACCGGAACGAGATTTTCTGCCCCTTTTTCCGCCAGCAATTCGATGTAATCTGCATCAGAAATCGGCACAGTTTCACCTGCGTCATTCTGTGTTTCCTGCGAAATATCTTTAGCGTCAACGTAGACTTCATAGCGGTCTAATTGCTCCGGTTCATCACCGGAAAAATACAACGTCCGCTTACGTTCAGCACCCTCACCAGAGCCGAAAACATAGGCGATATTTGACTGTTCTGATGCATCAATTGAATAGTTGAAACTGAGAAGATTGTTGTAGGAATCCGAGAAAACAAGGTGAGCGTTTTCGTCCTGCAAAATGCTCCTATCAATGCCCTCTGACAGTTCAAATTTCATGGTATACAGACCGGAATTGACAGCAGTTTCCACCAGTCGGATATTTGCCGTGCCGCCTGTGATTTCGCAGATTTTGTAAATCCACTCCATGAGGTTATCGTAGCTGACCTGTAACATCGCTGTCTGTTCCCAACAAGTTCCAGAGACAGATCCAAGGGTCAATCCCAAAATTTTTCGGCTGCCGGATTGCATACAGTTCTGTTCTACAGCCGCCCGCAAGATTGTACTAAATTCTGTCTGATTCTGAAAATATAGCGTAAATTGATTCCTTTTTTCTTCAGCGAATAAGTCATATAAATAGTTGTTAATATAATTAGTTCTCAATGATTAGACGAGTGAAATAAAAAACATCTTTTCCGATTGTGCAATATGCTGAATTTCTTTGAAAACTGTTGATAAAAAATCGGGGTGTACAATGATATTAGTAATTACAAAGCCTAAAATTCTATACGAATATGCCTTTTGTATTGGTGAGTTGTATTTATAAATTTTAGGACATTTAACTGCTATTGATAGCAAAATATTACACAAAATATTGTGGTGAGGTGATTTTATGCTGAATACAAAGAAACGTATTGTCTCTGTAGGTCTTGCAGCTTTTATGATGTGTGGTACTTTTGTGGCATTACCGCAGGCGAAAGAAAATAATGTAATTCCTCAGTTTTCCATTGTGCAGGAGGTTGAGGCGAGTGCTGCTTATGTGACTAAAGGCTGTTTTAACGGGGATAGTTATTCAGGTTGGACGTATGTTTATCCGCAGAATTCCCGTAAATCGTCTAAAATAAAAGTATGTGCTTTCAGAGAAAATGGTAAAATTAACAGTGGCAAATTCAAAGTTCAGATTTACAGTGCAAATGGAAATTATGTTGATACGGTTTCTGTTTCTGGTTCCGGATACATTACACTTAACAGTGGATATAGTGGTTATAAGGTTCGTTTTATTAGAAATAATCCGTGGAGTCGTGATGGTAAAAAAGCCGCTGATAATCGTGCGAAAACTGTTTATTGGTCACTTGACAGATACAAGAATTTGTACTATTGATAATTGTGTATTACGTCTTTATAATTGACTAAAATAAATTTATTATTACTTATAACTTTTGTGAATATATGGTGAAATGATGCCAGTTCCTAATACTTTTTCTTAATTTTCGGTTCTTTGGGTTCTAACCGATAAGTTTCCAGCCGTGACAGTGATTTAGGCGAATTATTCGTCTGATTTACTGTGCGGCTGTTGTTGTAATGTCGATTTGTTCGTCATCAGTGCTTTTGCAGATTAGCCAAAAAATTCATCTCTGTGATTGACTTTTTTGTTGACAATGGTATAATTAAGAAAAGTAGCGATACAAACAATGCTGTAAATTGAGATTTGAGGTGGAATAGTATGGGGAAATTAATAATAAAACACAATGAATTAAGTGCAGAAGAATTTATTTTGTTATGGGAAACAGTCTGGGGAAAAGGTCCTTCTTTAAATCAGACGAGACTTGCAATGGAACATACGCTATTTAGAATATCTGTTTATGATGAAGATAAAATAGTTGCTATGGCACGAGTAATAGGAGATGTGGGACTTAATTATTATATCAAAGATGTTGTGGTAAGACCGGAATATCAAAATAAAGGAATAGGACGCATACTCATCAATGAATTACTCAGTTATATCAATGCTAATGGAATAAGTGGTACAGAGATCTTTGTTGAATTGTGTGCAATGCCTGATAAAGTTCCATTCTATGAAAAATTCGGCTTTGATGCGAATGAAGCACAGAGATTGAAAATGATGTATAGAGTTAAGTAAAAATTCAAGTTTGTAAGGATAGTCGAGATGCTGTCCCATATGCCAGTAAAAATACTCTTGATACCGCTCCAACACTGATCCCAGTTACCGGTGAACAATCCAATGAAAACATCCAAAACGCCCAGAATTATGTCAGTTACAGTATCAAAAATGTTTGCAATCTGATTGAAAACGCCCTCAAAAACAGGGGCAAGCACATTTGCAAAGAGCATCCCATACAGCCTTAACAACATCGCCGAAACTTTCAAAATTAAAGTCCAGAGCATTCAGCCTGTCGACAATGCCAGAGGTTAGGCGGTCGAAGGTCGCCTGAATATTCTCCCATATTGCAAGAATACTATTTTTGAAATCCTCGTTTGTATTCCACAGATGCACAAATGCCGCCACAAGTGCTGCAATTGCCGCAACAATAGCGAAAATCACACCCATGGAAACACCCAATGCTCCGGTCAAAGCAGTAATTCCACTCTGAACTACAGTTATCATAGAGGGGATTTTTCCCACCAGCGACAGAATACTTCCTACGCTTGAAATCACCTTACCGACCACAATTAAAAGAGGTCCAATAGTCGCCGCCACAAGTGCAATTTTCACAATTGTCTCCTTAACGGACGGGTCGAGGGCGTTCAGCTTGTCAACCATTTTCTGAATCACATCAACAACCTGTTTTATGACGGGCATGAGAAGTTCGCCGAAAGAAATAGCGAGTCCTTCTAACGCAGATTTCAGAATCGTGATTTGTCCGGATAAGTTATCAAGCTGCGTGTCTGCCATTTGCTGTGCAGCACCGCCGCTGTCGAGGATAGATTGCTGTAAACTGTCCCACGTATCGCCGGTATTCGCAAGCAGAGCGTTGACGGAAGAAAGGTTGGTTTTATTGAAAATCGTGTTGATGATGTTGTTTTTGTCGGCAGAGGTCATACCCTCCATACTCTTGTTGAGGTCTCCGAGGATGTCGTTGAGAGAACGCATGTTGCCCTCGGAATCGTACACATCAACCCTCAATTGTTCCATACAGGCGGCAGCGGTGTCGGTCGGGCTTTGCAAAGACAAAATTACATTTCGTAGGTGAGTACCGCCCTCCGCACCCTTGATGCCGTTGTTTGCAAGAATACTGAGAGCCGTGTTCAGTTCTGCTGTTCCACCCTTGATAGATTTTGCAGTCGCACCGATTGTAAGGATTCCTTCACCAAGCTGTGACACGGAGGTATTTGTTGATGATGCCGTTTTCGCCATCTGGTCGACCATTTTCTCTGACTCATCAACGCCCATGCCCAGTGCGGACATTGCATCCGTTACCATGTCGGAGGCGGTTGCAAGGTCAATATTTCCAGCAGCCGCAAGGTTCAGAACTGTCGGCAGGGTGTCACACATCTGCTCTGTGTTGTAGCCTGCAAGTGCCAGATAATTTAACGCTTCGGCACAGTCACTTGCGGAGAATGCCGTTTCCGAACCCATTTTCTTTGCCAATGCGGACAGCGTGTTCATGGTGTTGACACTTTCACCGTTCACATTGGACATTGCATCCTTGGTGATCCCCATGGTTGCCTGTACTTGCGACATAGCACTTTCAAAGTTGGAGGCTGTGCTGACTGCTGCCGTTCCCAATGCTGTTATGCTTGCGGTCACGGGCAGCAATTTTGTTCCGGCGGAGGAAATTTTGTCGCCGACTGCTGTCATTTTTTCACCGGCTGCCGATATTTTCTGCAACGCTGTAGAAGAATTGACGGCTTGTTCTTCCAACTTTTTTAAATCCTGTTCGGTTTCGATAATCTCACGCTGAAGTGCGTCATATTGCTCCTTGGAAATATCACCGTTCGCAAGCGCCTGATTTGCCTGTTCAGCGGCAGTTTTCAGCGTCGACAGCTTATTCTTGGTATCCGAAATTGCATCTTTCAGCAGTTTCTGTTTCTGTGCCAGCAACTCTGTATTGGTTGGGTCAAGTTTCAGCAGTTTCTCAACATCCTTAAGCTGTGTCTGCGTGTTTTTGATGTTCTTGTGTTGACGCTGTCCAGTGCCTTTGAAAGCTTGGTCGTATCTCCTCCGATTTCAACGGTTATGCCTTTGATACGGTTTGCCATGGGTTCACCTCTTTTCCGAAATATTTTTTCAAAATAGGTTGAATTTATCCTAAATATATGATATACTATAGTTAAGGAGGTGTTCGTATGAATATTGATACAAACACAATTGTTTCGATTAGTGAAGCAAATCAGAATTTTTCCAGAGTGGCAAGGCTCGTTGACCAGTATGGCTCTGCCGTTATCCTGAAGAATAACACTCCTCGATATCTCGTTGTTGAATTTCAAGAGGCAGAATCATTGCAGACTGCTGAGGATAACGATGTTCTTGCAATTTCAAAGAAACTGATGGAGCGGAATGCTGAAGTTTATAAGGAGCTTGCCAAATGAAAAAGCTTACAAAAGAACAGGTCGTTCTGCTGCATAAAGCACTTGTGGCAGAATCCGGCGGCTCTTCTGAAATTCGTGATGAAGGCTTGCTGGATTCTGCATTAAACGCTCCATTTCAGACATTTTCAGGGACAGAGTTGTATCCAACGGTCTTGGAAAAAGCTGCTCGTCTTGGATATGGGCTAATTAAAAATCACCCTTTTGTAGACGGGAATAAAAGAATCGGAACACACGTCATGCTTGTTTTTCTGATGCTGAATCATTTTGAAGTTGAATACGATGATAACGATTTGGTACAACTGATTCTTGGCGTTGCGTCAGGAGAAATTGACGACCGCCAGCTTCTGGTGTGGTTACAGCAACATCTTGTTTGAAATCATATCACCAGCGGTCAAAATCTTCCTGCGTAGCCTGCTCTGTCCACCCGTCAAAATCATCTCGCTCACGCTCACAGAACATATCATTTATCAAACCTATTGTAAGCAAATCCAGCTCGGTCATTGATAGACCGAGTTGTTTGCATCTTAGTAAGAATAGCGGAGTTGTCATCGGGCGGTCAGTCGGGCGATGTTTTTTTTAGATTCAATCTGCGTTGCGGTATTCAAGCCCCACAGTTCAATCAACTGAGGGAGAATTTCATAAATGCTGAACGTGTTGAACTGCTCCAGAAACTCATCCGGATTATCTGGGACGTTCTCAGGATCAGCGTGCTTTGCGGTGATATATGCAATGTTTTCAAAGACTTCCAGACTTTCAATATTCAGTCCAGAATTGGATTCATCGCCGTTCTGCACGTCTTTCTGCAAAGAAGCGAAATCCTTGTAAATATCCCTACCAAATTTCAGACGGTAAAGGCGAGGTACAGCCGCACTCGCCTTGAACGGAACCTCGATTCCGTCAATGGAAATAATTTTTTTGATTGCCATAGCCATACCTCCTTATGATGTTTTTGTCGTGGTCGTTTTTGAGGCCGTAAACGTCGGAATATACACAGAATTATACCAGTTATTATAAATCGACTCGTCCGTATTTTCGCAGGTTTTAGACTTGACCAGACCGTCCGGCAGAGCCGATGCTGTCAGCGATAGTGTCTCTGTCTTGACCTCTGTGCTTTCCTCTGTGGTAGAGCTTTCTGTTGCAGGACGGCTTGCGGTACAGCAGTACATGACGTGGCGAATGTGATTTTTGTCACCCGAAAATTCAAAAAGCAGTGCAAACTGCTGCGGTTCAGCATCATTTTTTTCCACCAGCACACCTTTCGTATCGAGGATTTCTCCCAGAATTTCCGTTGCAAAATCGGTGGTGATGAGGGCAATTTCAAGGTCGCCGGTATAACCAGCGTTGTTGTTAATCACATAATATACCATATTGTCAGCGTAGAAATTTTCGGCTTCGCCGTTGGCATCAATTGAAAGCGATACAGCACCGGGCAGTCTCACGGGTGTATCAAAGGTAGGCACACCATCTTCAGACCACGCTGTAATCTTAGCCCAGTGCACCTTATTCAAGCCAAACTTAACTTTATTCTTTTTCAGAGCCATTTTCAGACCAACCTCCTTCTCAGGCATCCATTTCATAAAGCACTTCATACATCTTTTCCGATGCAATCCAGCTTTCAGTTTTCGTATAAAATATCTCATGTGCGTGTAGCACGGATTCAATTTCTTCTTCCAACTCCGGTGATTTCTTGTCGGTGTAAAGCTCAATATCCAGCTTTTTGAAACTATGATACATCACATTGTCCGCACCTAAAGTATGCTCTCCGGGAGAAAGAAAAAGAAGAAAGGGCGGTTGTGGTGACTCGCCCTCGGCAAAATGATGATACGCAAAGGGAAGTCCCATTTCACGCATCATTTCAGCGATTTCTTCGTATGTCACAGGAATCACCTCAACGCTTTCTCTATCAGGTTTTCCAATAATTCTGCACCTTTTTCCTCAGCAGGAGCAATATGCGGACGGGCAGAAACACGTCCACCGCCACGCTTTGCATGACCGTGCTCAAGGAGATGTGCAAGCTGATAGCGATTTTTGGAATGCACCGTCATCTGCAATTCGTGGCTATTTTCCGACACTTTTGATGCCGTCCAACTTTTTTTGTATGCTCCCGATTTGACAGGTGCGTTCTCCATGATTTCTTTCTTGACAGTCGTCGCAGTTTTGCGGACGGCTTTTTTCATTTCCGTGTCGGCAAGGTCGACGTACTCACGCAAACCCGACATAATTTCTGCCGATAAATCGTCAATAGATGTCATCGGGGACACCTGCCTTTCTCGCAACAGCGGTGATTTTGATGTAATCGTTATGCACAAAATCCGGCACAATTCCGGTAATATCATACTCTAAGTTACGAAAGAGAATGCGATTAATTGTAGTCGAGAGACGGACAGTTTGAGAATTCTGACGGATGAAGAATTGCATTGTCTGAATTTCTTTTGATGTACCATTGTCGTTGGATTCAGTGGATGATTGCACGCTCCCACACGCCCAACAGGAAAAAATTTCTTCCCATTTAGCGGTGTGATTTCCAATTTCGTCAACGATTGTGCGATTTTCAAGAATCGTAATTCGCTGATTCAATTTCCCGATTTCCACTCAAATCACATCCTCTCGTTGTGCAAAAAGCAATGCCCGAATCACCAGCGTTAATTTCAAAAAGTTCGCAGTATTGCGGTTTTCATAGAGGTAAGAAATTGTGTAAAGCATAGCCTGCCGTGTGGTTTCCTCATTTTCCGCAAACTGTTCTTCGTTCATCCTGCCAACGTCCATGCACAGCTTTTTTGCTGTTTCCATCAATGATAAAATGAGTTTGTCTTCTTCATCAAAATCCATGCGAAGATACATTTTCACTTCATTCAATGTCAACATACTCACGCCTTTGCCGTTCCGCCCTTGACGGTGAGCGTTTTCACAGCCTCCGGCAGAATCAGTCTGCCGTCCACACGCTCCGATGCAAGGAAACCAACCTGTCCGTTCATGGCGAACAGTTCATTCAATCTCTTGAGGGAACGACCCTGACGATCAGCAATCCAGTAATAACTCATATCACCGAATGCAATCGCCTTTCTTTAGTATAGCACAAATCATATGAAAAAGCAACTTTAAAGTATGGGCATTTTCAGTAAACTACTCCAGTCGAGAGACAAGCCACATGACAGCTACGGCAGTCCATTCTACAGTTATTTTTCGGGCGGACAAACAGCGGAGGCGTGGTGACGGTAAGGACAAGCCAACCGGTATTTTTTCGGACATCGGCGGTGCAGAAAATGGAGCGACTACAGCAGGTGTGACTCACATTTGATGATATGATGGAACTTTTCTATTCACTGAAATCACCTTATCGGAAGAAGGCTGTGTGG